CTGCTGGGCAGCGGAGAGTAAAGAAAGGAGACCACCATGTATTTGATTCAATGCGTGAACGCATATATGGCGACTGCATACCTGATGGAGAAGGAGTGGGACTACGAGACCGCATACACGCTGGCACGGCTGAAGCGGGCGCTGCAGCCCCATGTGGACTTCTTCACACAGGAAGAACAGAAACTGATTCAGGAATACGGCGCAAAGGATGAAAAAGGCCGCGTGGTATTCACAGAGCGGGGCACCTTCAACTTCGCAGACCCGGAGAGCGCGCCGGAGTACAACAACAGGCGCTTCAAGCTGGGGCAGGTGCAGGTGGAGCTGGAGTGGAAGGTGAAGACACTGCCGCGACCGGAACGCATCAAGCCGGTGCATCTGGAGGCACTGGAGGGCTTCATCGACTTCGGAGGTGAGGAATAATGGCAATCGGACTACCGAGCATGGCCTACTCCGACGGCATCCGCAAGTATAAGCAGACGGAGTTCAAGGGCTACAACCACCAGCTGAGCGCACAGGACGGCGAGCTGTGGGACATGGAGAACCTGACGGGAGACTACTACCCCCTGCTGGCACCGCGCAGGCAGCGCTATATCGTGGCGCAGCTGACCACACCAAACGGATTTTACACCCACGACGGCCTATTCTGGGTGGACGGCACCGGCTTCTACGCAGACGGCGTGCTGAAGGGCACCGTGACAAACGACAGAAAGCGCTTTGCATCGCTGGGCGCATACATCGTCATCCTGCCGGACAAGAAATACTACAACAGGCTGACGGGAGAGTTTGGAGACATCGAGGCCGCATGGAGCGGGAGCGGGAAAATCCAGAACGGCACCTATGTGGAGGAGGCGGCGGAAGCCAACACCATCTATGCGCAGGGCGCTGCGTGGAGCGGGCGCTTCTCCGTGGGCGATGCGGTGGAAATCTCCGGCTGCACCGCGCATCCGGAGAATAACAAGACCATCATCATCCGGGAAATCGACGGAGACTATCTGCGCTTCTACGAAAACAGCTTTGTCATCGCTGACGGCGGAGACGCGGAAAGCAACATGGCACTCCGTCGCGCGATGCCTGATGTAGACTTTATCTGTGAAAATGAGAACCGGCTCTGGGCGTGCAAGGGCTACACCATCTACAGCAGCAAGCTGGGCGACATCTTCAACTGGAATGTGTTTGATGGTGTGGCGACGGACAGCTTTGCGGTGGATGTGGGCAGCGCGGGAGACTTCACCGGCTGCTGCGCCTACCTCGGATACCCGGTGTTCTTCAAAGAGGAGCACATCTACAAGGTCTACGGCGACAAGCCAAGTAATTATCAGGTGATGGGCAGCGCGAGCCTCGGCGTGGAGACCGGCAGCGACCGGAGCATCGCCATCGCGGGCGAGATGCTGTTCTACCTGTCTAGAGTGGGCATTGTGTGCTACACCGGCGGCATCCCGCAGAGCGTGGCGGCCAACTTCGGCACCCAGCGCTTCAAGGATGCCATCGGCGGCAGCGACGGCACAAAGTACTATGTGTCCATGCGGGACACGGAGGACGAGTGGCACCTATTCGCCTATGACACAAGGAGAAATCTGTGGCACCGGGAAGATGGGCTGCAGGCTGTGGGCTTCGGATGGAATGAGGAGCTGTACTTCCTTGATGCGGACGGCATCCTGTGGCTGAGCGGGAACGCGCGGACGATTCCGGAAGGCGCAGAGATAGAGCCATTCGTGCAGAGTGTGGCGGAGTTCGGAGACTTTGTGGAGAAAGACCCCAACCACAAAGGCACTGCAAAGCTGCAGGTGCGCATGGAACTGGACGAGGATGCCAGCGTGACCATCGAGATGCAGTTTGACAGCGACGGCATCTGGCGAGAGGTGAAGACACTGACCACGGCGGTGAAGCGCAGCTTCTACCTGCCTATCATCCCGCGCCGGAGCGACCACTTCCGCATCCGCTTCCGGGGCATCGGAGAATGGCGGCTGTATTCGCTGGTACGCGAGAGCTACAGCGGCAGCGAGCTATGAGAAAGGAGACAGATATGGCATCGAAATATACATACGAAGACTTCACCAAGGCGGCGACCGCTGCAGGGCTGATGGGCAATTTCTCGGAAGCTGACCTGCGGCTGGCACAGAACAACCCGGATGCGGGCATGAGCATCCTGCAGTACAAGCAGGACTACCGCAACGCCACCACAGATGAAGCGAGAGCGCTGGCAAACCTCGGCGCAGAGGGTGTGCGCAGCAGCTACGGCAACTACACCGGCGGAAATGACGGCGGCGGCTTCTACCTCGACCCGCTTTCTCCGGGCAGTTTCAATGCCGGGACTGCGCCTACCTACACCAACAACTACGCGGGAGACATCGCGGCGCTGTACGAGCAGCAGAAGAACTACGGAAGCTACGACTACGGCATCCCGCAGCCGGAATACACCAACCGATACGACGCGACTATTCAGGATTTGCTGGGGCAAATCGTCAACCGGGAGGCGTTTTCCTATGACCCGGCCACAGACCCGCTTTACGGCCAGTACCGCAAGCAGTATGCGCGAGAGGGACAGAGAGCCACGGCGGATGCACTGGGCGCGGCGGCTGCGGCATCCGGCGGCATCGCATCCAGCTACGCGAACACGGCAGCGGCGCAGGCGGGCAACTACTACGCAGCCCAGATGACAGACAAAATCCCGGAACTGTACCAGCTGGCCTATAACAAGTATCTCAGCGACTACAACATGAAGCTGAGCGACCTCGGCGCGGTGCAGGGCGCAGAGCAGAGCGACTACGACAAGTTCCTCAACGAGCTGCAGCAGTACAACACCAACCGAACCTTCGACTACAACGCATGGCTGGATGAGTACAACATGATTAACAACAACCTACAGACCGCGAGCGGGCTGGAGCAGCTGGAATACACCAAGTATCTCAACGACCTGAACCAGTACAACACCGACAGAGAGTTCAACTACGGCGTGCTGCTGGATGAAATCAACAGCCAGACAGCCGAAAGGAACGAGGCCATGAACAAGGCGCTGACGGCGGCTGAGTACGGCGACTATTCCTTCCTGCAGGACATGGGTATCAACACCGCCAACAACCCCACAGACTGGGAGCGGCAGTACAATCTGGCACTGCTGGCAGCGGAATACGGAGACTTCTCCGGGCTGCAGGCACTGGGCATCAATCCGGACGCTGCGGGGCTGGCGAACTTCAACAACGCGGCGAAGGGCAAGACCGGCACCACCGGCAACCCCACCGGCGGGAATCCTACCGGAACACCTACACCCACTCCGACACCCACGGCGCTGAGCGACGCGGACATTCAGTTCCTGACCGGGCATTACGGCACCACGGAGCTGACGGATGCCCAGTGGAACGAGATTCTGGCGAACAACCCCTCGCTGACGGACGCGGTGCTGTCTCAGGCGGGCTTCACAAAGAAGGGTGCACCGGAAGAAGAGGAAGAGACCGGCGGCGGAGACCTCTCTACCGTGAAGGACTACGACAGTGCCATCGCATACATGAAGGCGGCGGGCGTGGACAGCGGCGTGCGCGCCGGTATGATGACCCGCAGCGAGTGGACGCGCCGCAAGGCATCGCTGCAGCAGTATGGCACCGGCGGTGCAGAGGTGAAGAACTACGACAGCTACGCAGATTATGTGCGAGACTATGTGCAGTACGCTGCGAGCAAGTAAGGAGGGCACACTATGGCAGGCTTTGCCGAATGGAGCAACAACAAAAAACAGCAGAGCGGCGTGCAGCCCATCGCCACACCGACCACTGCCAAGAGCTTCACGGAGTGGAGCAACGACAAGAAGGGCATCGTGACCCCACAGACCTATCGCAACCAGAACACGGCCTTCGAGAACAGCGGACTTTCCAGAGACGAGTTTGACAGCAGCGTGCGGCAGAATTATGCCGCACGCGCAGCTGCATCTACGCCTACACTGAAGACCTCCGGCGGGTATTACAGCCAGCCGCAGAACATCGGCGCGGACATGGAGCGCTACAGCAATACGGTGAGCGTCTATGAGACCGACCTACAGAAAAAGCGCAAGGCCGTGGAGGACAGCTATGCAGAGTTGGAGCGACTGCAGGGAGAACTGACCACAGCCGGAGGGAAGATGGAGAGCCTGCATAGCTTTGCGCAGAGCAGCACCATCGCGGCGGGACTTTTCCAGCAGGCGCAGCGCGACTATCTGGATGTGCTGAGCAAATACGAAGCGGCGGCGCAGAAGGCGGACGCGGCATACAGCGCATACGAGCCGAGCTACAACCGGTATGTGGAGGCGGTGAACGCCTACGAGACCTACCGGACGGAGCAGCAGGGCATCTACGACAGC